ATATGGAATGATATCAGAGAACTTCAAGATTCATTTGATGATAAAATTGAAGATTTTCTTACTAGTATTCCAGGTATAAATCCTAACATTGATGATGATACTTTAGGTCAATCATCATATGATTTTACATCTAGAGTGTTTCCTGATGATATAGGTAATGAAGACCAAGGTCATTATATGGTCATAAATATCAATGTACCAGTTAGAAGTGGTGGTGTTGCTAGAACACAATTGAATGGTCAAGGGGTAAACAATCCCTTTGCAGGAAGTGTTCTCTCTAGTGAATATAGTAAAGTTGATGTTCTAAGATTTGGTGGATATAGTAACTTTGGTGGAGTTCCTGGAGAAATCTCTCTAGGTAGAAGCACACGGAGAATCCGAGAATCTATCGCTCTTCATATGCCCACAGGTTTGAACTACACAACATTCAATGATTATGCAGATATCAGTCTTACCTCTATAGGTGGAACACTTCTAGCTGCTGGTGGAAAACTTGGTGCGGGGTTGGCTGCTTTTATTGCTGGCGCAATTGCCGCGCCTCTTGGTGCTGCCGTCGGCGGCGCGACGGCAGCGGTGTCTAGTATAGGTGGAGAAGCACTCAATACAGCATCTAGGCTTGCTGGATATCCAATCAATCCAAGAGTTGAGGTTCTTTTTGCTACAACAAGACAAAGACAATTTATGCTAGAAGTAATGCTAGTTCCTAAAAATCAAAAAGAAGCAGATTCGATAGAAAAAATAGTTAGAACACTGAGATATCATTCTTCACCAGAGTTGGATAGACAGTTTGGTGTTAATGGCTTGACTTTTATACCTCCAGCAGAATTTGATATTACATTCTTTAAAGATGGTGATGAGAATAAAAAAATACCGAGAATCAATACTTGCGTTATGGAAAGAATAGATGTAGACTATGCACCTTTTGGTGGAATATATTCAACATTTCGTGACGGTCATCCAGTTGGTGTTAGACTAAGCATGGGCTTTAGAGAAATTGAAATTCCTCACAAGCTACGCATTCTACAAGGATTCTAATCTATGTCAAGATATTTTGAATATTTTCCAAAAATACTTTATGATGTAAACAAAAATGATTTGAGTAATTATAAGGTAGTTACCAATATACTATCAAGAGTTGGTTTTATTAGAGATATATTGAATAATTCTAGTGCATATACACTTTATATTATCAAAGAAAGTGATAGACCTGAAATATTAGCCGATAAAATGTATGGTGATCCTGAAGCACACTGGCTAATTTTATATGCAAACAATATTCTTGACCCTCAGTATGACTGGCCTATGGACAGCAAAACTTTTTCAAAGCATATCAAGGACAAATATGGTTCTATAGAAGCAGCAAAGACTGGTGTTCATCATTACGAGAAAGTCATTGAAAGACTCAACTCAACAACCAATACGACTACAACTAAGCGTATCAAAGTTGACAAGAATGCATACTATGTTCTTTCTCTAGAAGATGCTAATGGAACACTGTCAACAGCAAATGTTATTGTCGGGCAGAACTCTAGTGCTAATGGATACATTGTTTATGATGCAGGTTCAAACACTTATACAGTATTAGCTAATAATAATCTGGTATTTGAAACCGGTGAAGAAGTCTATATTACACCAGCTAACGTGACAGCAAACATTGCAACAGTAAATGATACAGCACTAAACACCGGTGCTGAAGATTATTTCTTTGATGACTTGTCTGTTACACAATCTGTAAACACATATGAAGTTTCTGGTGATACTATTACAGAGACAATATATAGACAAGCAGTATCTTATTATGATTATGAAGATGAACTAAATGAATCAAAAAGATTGATTAAAATAGTTAAAAATGAATATTATGAGCAAATACTTAGTGAATTTAAAAATCTAATGAAATTTACGCCTGAAATTATTAGAACAGTTAGATAATAATGTCAAATCAACCAACACCTTCTTCTATCGCTGATACGCTAGTAGATTTTGAATTTGCAATATACAATGATGGTTTACAGCGTGAGTTATTCGCGGATACAACTCCTGTTGAAATAACAATGGTTGAAAGTCTATTGACACCAGGTCTGCAAACATCAGTCAAGTTTCATAGTTTCAAAAAAACTGATAATGTGAAGAATTTAGATAAACTCAAAGATATTGTTGCAGATATAAAGATACGAAGGCCTATTTTGAGTTTGATTAATCATTCTACAGAGATGAACATAACACAAAGAATCTATAGGCTTGAAAAAAGAAGGATGCTTGATATCAATAATGAAGAATACATTCTTCAACTTTGTGACCAAACTCTATTGACAGACGCTGAAAATCTTGTCAGTTGGAGTTGGAAATGTTCAACACCAACACAGATTACATCAGAAGTTTTGCGTAGATGTGCTAAAGCGAAACTTGGTATAATGGAAGGTTCATATCCAGCAAGAGATTATTTCGCCGACAACATTCACCCTTTTCAAGTAGTCACTCAGCAAGAAGACGTTGCTCTTGCACCAGGTGATGACCCATCTTTTGTACACTTCATGACATATGAGGGAATGAGAGCGGGAAGCGGAGATCCAAGGGGTCTACATCATTTTAGGTCATTGAAAAGAATGGCTCAACAAGAACCTTCATATGTTTTTGCTGTAGCTGAAATTGGATATGATGGTAAATACTCTAGTATGGGTGTTTTTGGTGGTAAGAAGACATTCACAATCATGGAACACTCTTTCCCAGCAGATTTTGACTTGCTATCAGATATTCTGAATGGTGTTGGAGGTGGAGGAAAGTCTGTTCTTATCTTTAGACCGGCAGATAAAGTTATTTCACTACTGGGAAACAAAGGTGGACCATGTGGTGTAGGTGCACAAGATTTGAGTGAAGCATTCTCAAATGCTAACAATCCATCACTTGAGGGTTGCCCAACAGATGTTGAGAAGCACTTGCTAAAGAGACAAGCAAGAATGAATCTATTGAGTGAGAACGATGTCGCACTAAGAATTACAGTGCCTTGGATGACAAACTTACATGTTGGTCAAACTATTGAAATTAAAATACCGCATCCATCAGGTGAAGAAAACTATGGATCAGGTAAATATCTAATAGCAAGTCTTGTTCACAATATTAGGACAGGTGGCTATTCTACAATAACTATGGATTGTGTATCTGAATCAGTATCTAGAGGTGAACTATAATGTCAATTGAATATCCTGGAACATCTAGTAATATTCTAGTTGGTTTTGTTGTTGAAAGAAGAAATGACCCAGCACAAAGAGGTGGTTATAAAGTTCGTTCAATATTCCCTGCTCAAGGAAATAATGTGAAAGATGAACATCTACATTATGAACCACCAATGCACTCTGGTAATCAGCTAGGTGTCACAACTTTCCCAAGGCCACCTGAAGATGGCACTGTCTGCTATTTCTACAAAGACCCGACTCTGGGTAAACTTGTTATGCTCGGAACTGAAGAAGCATCAACAATCTCAAATTCATCTTCTGGTGGCACACCAGGTAATTCTCCAGCACTAATGAATTTTCTGAAGGAAGCAATGGAAAAAAAATGGGGAAGTCAACCACCAGACATTGTAAAAAAGGTAGTTCGCGGCGCAGAAATATGGGAAATAAAAGAAAAGGGTGAATGGTATCAAAAACTAGTTGAGGGTATCGTCGCTCAAGGTGGTATGCCACCACTAAATGGTGTATTCCCCAAAGGCATTTCTAATATTGAAACTGCTGTTCAACAGTTCAGTAATATTTTGTCACCTAGCATGATATCTAAGTTACCTGGATCAACTGTAAATATAGGTGACATTTTCAATAAAATACCTTCACAAATCAAAGACCAAATCTTCAATGGCCTACCAAAAGAACTATCAACTGGTCTACAGAACATGACTAATCTGATACAGAATGCTGAAAGTCTTTCTGGTTCTGCTTTTGCTACACTTGGAAAAGTTGATGAAGAAACATTTCTTCAGAATGCTATTGAGTTGTTTAGTGATAGCGCAAAGATTAACAATATGAGAGACTTGCTGGGAGTCTTCAGAAGGCTACAGTCAGATACAGAGTTATTTGGGCTTGACAAACTAGGCTCAGTAACTCAAGAGTTTGCTGGTATATTCGGAGGAGTTCCTCAAACTATTGATGCTCTTGGTAATGTGACAAACAGTGCTAATGATGTCGTTCAGCAAGCACAGGCAGCATTCTCATCATTTCTTGGAGGCGGTGGTGGTGGATTTCCAGGTGGGTCTGGTAACTTTTTAGACCCGAAAGGTGCGGCCAATATCGGTGAGATGCTAGGTAGAGTTGACCCTAAACTGGCTGGTGTAATGAAAAACGTGCTAAGTACGGTTGATGTTGCTAGTGTAGTGAACAAGTTTGCTAAAATTGGAGATCCTTGGGGAAAATAAATTATGCGTGAATCTACAAATAATAAAAATAAGAAAGATACACCAGATTCTCTAACAGAATGGAAAGACGTTAGAGAAAACAAAGGTGCAATGACATATCCAGACTATGAGCAGATTAAAACTAGGTCTGGGCATGTTATTCTATATGATGATAGCAAAGATAATGAAAGCATTATCATTCAGCATCGTGGTGGTTCAAAGTTGATGTTTATGCCTGATGGTGCTGTTCAAATTGTGGCTCGTAATGGGCAGCAAACTGTAACATATGGTGAGAATGAAGTCATTATTACGGGTAGACACGATATCACAGTGAAAGGTGATGCGAGTCTGAAAGTTACTCAAAATATGAATATGACTGTTGAGGGTGATATGAAAACAGCAGTCACAGGCAACTATGATATAATAGCAAAAAACATCAATCAGGTGGCCGCAGAGCAGTTCACAGCAAAAGCACAAGCAGTAAATATGTCTGCATCTAAGAATGTTTCCATAACCGCAGAAGGTGGTAGTGCTTCAATTATCTCTAAGGGTGCTGTTGGTCTTATATCACAGACAGACGTTGCAACGGTGTCTGGTGAAGTTGGTGTTGGTATGAGAACAAGTTCTGGTTGGGCTGCTATACAGGGGGCAACCGTGTCTATGAGAGCGAAAGGTGGTATTGTTGGTATTGATGGTGCATCTGATGTTCTTATCAATCAAGATGCTTCTCTAAGTGAAGTTAAAGATACCATAAAGAAAAAAAGGAATCCAGAATTTGCTTCAGTAGATTCTTCTGGTGGAGCCAGAATCTAAAAATAACATATAAATACTAAAATGGTAGATATAACAGCAAGACAACCAAAGTATAAAGACTTAGACCTAGACTTTATTGCTCATCCGACAACAAAGGATGTAGTGAAAAAGTCTGGTGATGAGGCTATCAAAAGGTCAGTAAGAAATCTTATTCTTACTAATTTCTATGATAGACCGTTTAGACATTACATTGGGTCAAATGTACAGAAACTTCTATTTGAAAACATGTCAAATTTGACTGCAAATTTTATAAAAGATGCTATTGTAGAGGTTATATCAAATTATGAACCAAGAGTTCAATTAAATAATGTTGTTGTTGAAGTAAACTATGATAATAATGGTTATTCAGTCATTTTACAGTATATCATACTCAATACATCACTACCCATAACGACAGCAGTTTTTCTAGAAAGAATTAGGTAATATGGCCAATACAGCACTTAGAGTAGCAGAACTTGATTTTGATACTATCAAGGTAAATCTCAAGCAATATCTAAGAAGTCAAGCAGAGTTTACTGACTATGATTTTGATGGCTCTGGTATGTCTGTTCTTCTGGACATTCTTGCTTACAATACTCATTATATGGGCTATTATTTGAATATGATATCAAACGAGATGTTTCTTGACACATCTCAGATTCGTCAGTCAACCATTTCTCACGCTAAACTTATCAACTATTTTCCAGAAAGCGCACACGGCGCCTTGGCCAAAGTAAATATAACTGTTACACCAGGTGATGCGGAAGACCAAGTCACTGATATCATCACACTAGACAAGTATACAAACTTTCTTGGTGCTGATATTGATGGTGTCAATCATAACTTTGTCACACTATACTCAAATACAGCAAGCAAAACGTCTGGTTCATTTAGTTTTGCTAATGTTGTATTGAAGCAAGGTGAAGTCGTAACAAGACAGTACTTGATGGATTTTGCAACAAATCAATATAGAAGATTCAATATTCCATCTGCTAATGTTGACCTAGATACTCTTACAATCACAGTTCAAGCATCCAGCACAGATACTGGTGCAGAAGCGTATATTTTAGCTGATGATATCACAGAACTGACAGGCAATTCTAAAGTATTCTTTGTTGAAGAAGATGTTGACCAAACATATACATTCTATTTTGGCGACAACTACATTGGCAAGAAGCCTAATGATGGCTCCATTATTATAGCAACATATCTTGATACTGATGGGTCTGTCGCTAATAATATTTCAACATTTGCACTAGCCGATGCAATTGCAGATGAATACACAAACAATGTATCAATCACAACAGTTACAACATCTTATTCTGGTACTGAAAAAGAAACTATTGAACAGATTAAGTATCGTGCTCCATATTTCTATACAGCACAAAATAGAGCAGTAACAAAACTTGACTATGAAACTCTAATCACAAGAGATTATAACAATATTGATGCAGTATCAGTTTGGGGTGGTGAAGAAAACGACCCTCCAGTATATGGTAAAGTCTATATGTCTCTCAAGACATCTGGAAACTATGCGCTAACAAATCTTGAAAAAGAAAATATAGTCAATACACTTGTTAGAAATAGAAATGTTGTTACTGTAACACCAGAGATTGTTGACCCCGTTTATGTTTATCTTCTACTCTCAGGGCAAGTGACATATAATCCATCTCTTACAAATAGAACTTCTGGTGAAATAGATGCTCTTATTGATGCTGCTGTTTCTGACTATAGCACAAACAATCTTAATAGATTTGATTCAGTATTCAGACTATCAAAACTACAAAGCACTATTGAAGCATCAGAACCCGCAATTACAGGCTCAGATATTGACATATATGCTCAAAGACGAATTGAAATAACAACTGGGCAAACCAAGACATATGAAATAGATTTTGATATGCCTCTCAGAAAAGGCGATTTTCTCAATAAACTCTATACCTTCCCACAGGTAACAGTTAATGATGCATCTGGTATTTCTAGAAACATATTCTTTGAAGAAGTGCCAAACTCATTCACAGGTGTTGATTCAATAGAAATTACTAACCCAGGTCTAAATTACACTTCTGCACCAACTGTAACTATCACTGGCGATGGTACTGGAGCAACAGCTACAGCAACGGTCATTAATGGTAAACTTCGTACTATTGAAGTTACAAATAAAGGGATTGATTATACCAGAGCAATAGTATCACTAACAGGTGGTGAAGGTTCGCAAGCTACAGCAAGAGCAGTACTAGAAGCTAGAAATGGTACGCTAAGAACATACTACTTCAATACTGCTGGCCAAAAAGTTATTCTGAATAGTGAGGCGGGAACTATTAACTATGACACTGGGCGCATTACACTAGATGCACTTTCTGTTACAGCAGTTGTTGCAAATGACTTGTATGATACAAACATTCTTACAATAAATGTTATTCCCGAAAATGATATTATTAGACCATTAAGAAATCGTATCATAACTATTGATGAAACTATTTCAACACATAATACAATAGATGTTGTAGCAGAGACTTAATAATAATGTCATCAAACAACAGAATATCAAATCTTGTAGATAGCCAGCTACCGTTCTTTGTCAGAAATGACCACAGAACATTCGTAAGATTTATTGAGGCTTATTATGAGTATCTAGAGCAAAGTGATAAGACTCTTCATACAATGAAGAATATTATCAACTACAATGATATTGATTATACTGTTGGTGCATTTGAAGAAGAACTATACAAGCAATATCTAAATCTTATTCCTCAAAATACAGCAGCCGATAAACATCTCATTTTAAAGCATGTTAAAGATTTTTATCGTGCTAGAGGCACTGAAAAGTCTATTCGTTTCTTGCTAAACATTCTGTTTGGAAATGCTGAAGATGTAAGTTTCTATTATCCAAAAGATGATATTCTCAGGGCATCAGATGGAAAGTGGTTTATTGAAAAATCACTCAGAACAAGAAGTTTTAGAATTAATGGTATAGCAAACTCAGATATTGCAGCGATACAGAACTTTGCAACCAAGACGATAACTGGTAATACATCAGGCGCACAAGCTAATGTTGAACGTGTGGACTTATACTATGAACAGGGTACACTAATCTATGAACTGAAAATTACAGGGCAGACAAAAGAGTTCTCAGATGGTGAAACTCTATTCACTCTCTTTGATGAGAATGGTGTTACAAAGTCCATTACAGCAAATCTCTTCAGTGGTGTTGTTACTTCAACCACACTAATTACAGGTGGTTCAGGATATGAAATTGGTGACCAAGTTGTAGTAGAGGGTGATGGTAGTGGAGCAGAAGTTATTGTTCAGTCTGTTACATCTGGTAACGTAACATCTATAGGTGTTGTCAAAGCAGGTGCAGGATTCAGAGTAAACAATGTTGTCACATTTACAGGTGGTGGTGGCTCTGGTGCTAATGCATACATTTCAGTTGTGGACACATCTGGAAATACTCACCCAAACTCATACAATATCATTTACTCGACAATCTCTCTTGAAGCCAATACAGCTATAGGTAACACAACATATGGAAATTTAATATCAGCATTATCTGACCCAGCAAACTCAGCTATTGCAAATAGTATGTCATCATTTGTATTTGGTAATACAGGCCCTGTTGTAACAGTTGTATTATCGTCTTCTGGTGTCGGATATAGTTCACTACCAACAGTTGACGTTCAAGCTAATACGAGAGTTAGGTCACTAGGTATTCTAGGCTCAATGACTATTGAAAATGGTGGTGTTGGCTACGAAGCGAACGATAAGATACATTTCACAAATGTCACTGGTGGTTACGGTGTTGGTGCGCTTGGTAATGTTGCTGAAGTTGATGCTAATGGCACTATAACGAGAGTTGAGTTTATTGAGGTTCCTGGACATCTCATTGGTGGTGGTGGATATTCGCAAAACAGATTACCTATTGCTTCAGTTGTTTCGGCTAATGGAGATGCGGCTGGCGCTAATATTCAAGTTACAGCAATTCTAGGTGATGGTGAGTCTCTTACTCCAGTCACAGGTTCTATCGGTGTTATTCAGTCACTCAGAATTGTGACTGGTGGCACTGGATACACTAATGCTACACTAAATCTCACAAGCATTGGTGATGGTACAGCACAAGCTAACGCTACAGTTGTATCTGGTGTATTCACATATCCTGGGCGCTGGCTGAATGATGATGGCCATCTTAGCGGTTATAACTTCTTGGAAGACAGAGATTATTATCAACCATTCTCATATGTTGTCAGAACAAACAAGCCATTCAATGATTATAGAAAGCCATTAAAAGAACTTGTTCATCCAGCTGGTCTAAATGTATTTGGTGAATATTTGATTGAAGATAATACAAGTAGATTGAACACAGCATTTAGAGGTACAAGTTCTAATAACTCTACAATATTCAAGAAGGGTACTTACGAAGCTAATATATCATCACTTACTCAATACTCTACAATGAAATATAAGTTCTATGACAGAACATTCAATAATAGAAAGTATGTTCAGACTGGTGAGTGGTTTGTTGATATCACAACAGAAGTAGGTACAAACACAAATATTCATGTTGCTTATGATGATGCTGATGGTAATACTAGATATGGTGCACCAGGTCCAAATACACAATATTGGAATACTTTATATGATGATTTGAGTGATGGTGCTGGAGCAAATACAAGATACATCAGAGTGGTGTCAAATAATGACCCAGACAGTTATCTTATACTAGCAAATCTATCTTTCGTTAAGGATGATAGTATTGTTGGTTCAAATACTATACCATCTGGAACTTCTTGGGTTACATTTGATGGTGATATTCTAGTCAATCATGTGATATCAAATAATGACAATAATGATGAGTTCTCAGTAGAAGTATTACAAGAACTTGGAAATGTTGTTATAAATACTACAAGTCATGGTTATTCTGGCGGTGAAGAAGTATATCTAGAGTTTGTTTCAGGTGATAGCATAAATATTAGCAACGGTCTTTACACTGTTACTGGTATAGCAAATGCGAATACTCTATATGTTACAAGCTATACTATCAGAAGTAACACAAGCGGTAATGTCTACACAGGAATAGCATCTTAAAATGGTATCAGTATTTTCAGAAAACTTGAGAGTATATAACGCTGAACAGTTCAAAGAATCTGTTTCAGAAGCAGCCAACAATACACTCTATTTTACTATTGGTAAAGGAATAGCTTGGGCAAACGATGCTGCTCCTAGACAAGCAAATTCTTCTGTAGCAATGATGCACGAAATCTATCAGAACATGATAGGTGCTAAGAAAATTTTCAATAGTGACATGTCACATGTAACTGAAAGATATGATTGGGTTGCAAATACTAGCTATGCAGCCTATGACCATTGTCTGTGTTCTTTAATACTATTCAACTCAAACACAAATTTCTTTGTTGTTACTGATGATTATAATGTATATAAGTGTTTGGCCAATAACAATAGTTCCAACTCTACAGTAAAGCCCACATCAACAGTAACAGATACAGCATTTCAAACTTCTGATGGGTATATCTGGAAATATATGTATAGTATTTCAGCATCAGAACAGCTAAGATTTACTACAGATGAATATATTCCAGTGAAGACATTGGCACAGGATGATGAAACTCTTCAATGGGACGTTCAACAGAATGCTGTAGATGGTGCTATTGATGTTATCGAAGTTGTTGATGGTGGTAGTAACTATGCGAATGCAAATACCATTACACTTACAATATCAGGTGATGGTAATGATGCTGCTGCAACTGCTCAAGTAAATACATCTACAAATACTATTAGTTCCATCGTAGTCACAAATCCTGGCTCTGGTTACACATATGCTGATATCACAGTAACAGATTCTACAGCTAATGGCACTGGAGCAGTTCTTCGTGCTGTTATCTCACCACCAGGTGGGCATGGCTCAGACCCTCTCAGAGAACTTGGTGGTTCAAAACTTCTTATCAATATGCGTCTGCTTGATGATGAAGATGGGTACCTACCTGTAACTAATGAATATAGACAAGTTGCTATCATTCAAGACCCATACATCTATAACACTTCTAATGTTGCTTCAAATACTGTAGTCTCTCAATATACAACATTAACTCTAAACGGTATTTCTGTAGATTACCATGAAGATGAGATTGTTTATCAAGGCGGCTCATTAGCAACTGCAACATTCTCAGCAACAGTGTTGGAATGGGATGGTGGAAACAATACAATAAAAATTACTAATACATCAGGAACACCAACTACAGATTTGCTCATAGGTAATACTTCAACTGCTTCAAGATTCGTTGACTCAGTTACCAATCCAGATTTAGAAAGATATTCTGGAAAACTGCTATATACTAACAATATTGTTCCGATTAGCCGCGCTGCTGACCAGACAGAAGACTTCAAGATAGTACTAAAGTTTTAAGGAAATAATAACAAATGCCTGATATCATTGATGCCAATACTTCAAATGTAAGCACTCTCACCACAGACCTAAATGTGTTTCCTTACTATGATGACTATGACTCACTAAACAATTACTATCGTCTTCTGTTTAGACCAGGTCGTGCTGTACAGGCTCGTGAACTAACACAAATTCAGTCTACACTTCAGAATCAAATTGCCAAGTTTGGGCAACATGTTTTCAAAGAAGGTAGCATTGTTATTCCTGGAGGTTTTGACTTATACACAGCGAATACATCTCTTGGTCCTGTAGATTACGTTAAGGTAAAAGATACTGATGATAGTAATAGTGATATCACCATTGAAAACTTTAAAGGATTAACTGTAACTGGTGCAACATCAAATGTAACAGCAGTTATTCGTCTAGTTGCTGATGGTTCTGAATCGTCCAGTAATACAAAAACAATCTATGTTGACTATACCGCAGCATCAAACTCTAACTCTGCTATCAAAACATTCCAGGCCGATGAAGTACTAACAACAAATATTGGTAATCTTGTAGCAATCAATACAGCACCAACAGGTAAAGGTTCTACATTCAAGATTAATGAAGGTGTTTTTTATGCTAAAGAACACTTCATCAGTTTTGATTCTCAAGAAGTAATTCTCAGCAGATATAATTCAGTACCATCAGCAAAAGTTGGTTTTCTCATTGAAGAATCAATTGTTCAGAGTTCTTCTGATGCAACTCTACTTGACCCAGCACTTGGTTCTTCAAACTATGCTGCTCCAGGTGCAGATAGACTTAAACTAAATCCAATTCTATCTACAACATCAATTGATGACCCTATTGGTGCGCCAGACTTTGTAACAATGTTGATTATTAGAGATGGTCTTGTTACCACAATAAATGAAAGGTCTCAATATAATATTTTACAAAGGGAATTCGCTACAAGAACTTATGATGAATCTGGAGATTATTATGTTCGTGGGCATGATGTTTCTATACGAGAACATTTGGACGATGGTGTAAATGGTGGTAGATATACAGCTAATACTACACCAGTAGGTAATTCTAGTTTGCTTTCTATTGAAGTTTCTCCAGGCAAATCATATGTCAAGGGTTTCGAAATTGGTACTTCAAACACAGTGTATCTTTCTGTAGAAAAAGCACTAGACTATGAAAATGTAAACTCACAGATTATCTCTACAGCAATGGGTCAGT